AATAACAGTACCTACAATACCAGCCCTTCCAGCAAATTTTCTAATTTTTTGAACATTTTTACCTTTAAATTCTCTTGTTGTTGGTTTTCCATCTTCACCAGCGACCATCGTTCTACCACTTTTACTTCTTACTGGGTCGCCTGGTTTTACTGATGTTTTTGGTGTCTTTCCAGCACCAGCACCAGCACCAGCACCAGCACTTCCTGGCAACCTATTAGCGATTCCCATAACCATATTTTTTGCAGTTTTTATCGCAAAATATATTGCAGCTCCAAATGCAGCGATTGCTATACCTAAACCAGTTAAAAATGTTTTTTTGAACTCACCTAATGCTTCACTCGTATCATTAAATAGTTTTTTTACAACACCACCTAAACCCTCTTCTTGATATATTTTATACAAATCTTCAACATAACCAAAAAATGCTTTAGTTAATTCTATCGTTGCACGGATAGTTTTTTTCAATCCCTCAATGAATTTAGGCCACATATCACTATCAATAAATTTTTGTAATAAAAATAACGCACTAAGTAAAAGACCACCAGTAAATATATTTTTTATAATTGCGAATATACTTTTGATTGTTGTTCCCACTGGTGCTGTAAAAAAATCTAAAAAGGTTTTAGGAAGGTCTTTGATACCTTTAGCAATTTTTGCAAACAATTTATCTTTATCTTTTTTATCTTCTTTACTTACAGTTAGTGCCTGAGTTAAATCTTTAGTTTCTTTTTGTTGTGCTTTTGCAATTTCTAATCTTTGTTTAACACCTTTTTTTTCACTAATTGCACCAGATTTTATTGCATCTTCAATGTTTATAAATCTTAGGTCGTATCTATCAGCAATTTCTTGTTCTCTTTTTTGTAAAGTAATTTGTTGTACAGTTAATACTTGTGAGTCTTTTAATGTTTGATTAACCTCTTCAACTTTTTCATCAACTTCTGTTGTACCTTCTTTTTTATCAAATCTTTCTCTAACATTTGCGAGTCTACTATCATTTAAAATTTCAGCAGCATTATCTAAAAATCTTTCACGAGGAGTACCTGCTTTCTCATTTTGTTGAATAATAGTTTGTAGACTATCAGTAGTTTCTTTTTGTCTTTTGATAAGTTCTTGAAAGTCTCTTGAGGTGATATCAGCCATTATTTTTTCTTCTTATCTGCATATGCGTTTGCACCAAAGTATGCGGCGACTAGTGCTGAGATTGCAACAAAATATGTTGGTGCAATATCGGCAATTAATTTTGCAGCTGTGTCTTGTCCTAACATTGCAGTAATTAATATACCACTAGGATAAAACAACATACCCAACAATGCAAACCAAGTCATAGTTCTCATTGCATCTCTACGAGCATCTGCATCTTCTAATTCTTTTCTTTTAAATTCCAAATCCATCTCCAATTCTTTTTGAGTGATGTGTCCATCACCATTCAAATCCTTTTTAGCGACCTCTGGGTCAACTGTTTTAGGTATTTTGTTGTTGTTGTTTAAGTCGTTCATTTTCCTCTCTTATATGTTCGTTTAACAATCCTACATATATTTCTCTTTCCCAAGGCACCATATTTTCTAATTCAGTCAAACTGTATTTATGATGTTGCATCATTGCGAAGTTAGTCTTAAAATGATTCTCAAGAGTATCGTGAGAAAGAGCTATATAAAAAAACTATTCAAACCCTCCAGTCTTACTTTTGAAGAAACATTTGTGTTTGGATTATTAACTTCTACATCTTTGTATAATTTTGGTATATTATCAAAGAATGTTCTTACTTTATTAAATTGTGTAGAAGACAAACTTTCAATAAAATCTTTACTTTCTTTATCGTTAAAGTCTGTTTTTTCATACACTTTTTCACCATCTATAACTCTATGCACACAATTTATTATGATTTGAAACAAGTCATCCATACTAGGATTTTTAAAATCATTTAAGTGTGATAAATCATCAATAGATGGATATCTAAATTCTATTGCAATATTGTCATCTAATCTAACTAAATTACTATCTGGTAAAGGTTTATCTACTTGTAAATCAGTAAGATTTATTTCTTTCGTTACAAATGTGTTTTCTTCATCTGGACATTTAATTGAAACTTTCGTTGTTTCACCAGATGATTTTGCACGAATATTTACAAATAAATATTCTAAATCTGCCATAGGTATTACACCACTTTTTATAGTATTATTTGTGCAATTTTCTATGAGATTTTTTACTGCATTTATTACATCTTTTTGTTTACCAGTTTCATTGGCAATCATAAGATTCTTTTCCTCTTTTACTAAGTATGGTCTATACTTAACATCTAGTTGAGAAATTGGTAGTTTTATGTCATAAGTTGACACTTCAAATTTAGGCAAAGCCATAATGTACTCCTTTATCTAACAAATTTACCGATAGTATTACCAACACCACCAGTGATTATATCTGCGGCCGAACCAGCAGTTGCAATCGCAGTCGGTGATGCACCAGACTTACCAAGAATATCATAAAGAACACCTTTAGGACTTATGATACTGTATCTGGAATCATCCCCAATATATATATCTGACCCTCTCAACCTTAAACTCTTATCTGCAAGACTATCATCAACACCTTCTTCTTTGATAGTGTGCCATTCTCTGTATGCGAGTTCAACTGTTACTCTCTGTAATTCAGTAGATGCTTGGTTTAAATCTTGAGGTGCAATAGATTTAGGCCAAACTTCTTTTACTGAAACACCGTAACTTGTCTTTTCTTCTTTTGCACCAGTAAATGCAAAAAAGTTAAATGGTATAACTGTATTACTACCTTTACCCATTTGAAAAATATCTAATTCACCTATGTAATTATTATAATAATTTAAATTATGGTTTATTGGATTGTAGATGTTTTTCATCCACATCTCAAAGAATCTTTTTTCAGACATATCTGCATTACATAAAAATGTTGCTTGTAGTGTTTCATATTGACCAACACCTTGAGGTAACTCTCTTGGTGGGCCGTATATGTTATCGTCTGGTGCAGAACGAATATTTCTGCCTGGAAACTGCAAATTTTCTGCTCTTAAACTAACATAACGATTACTTTCACCAGTAAATAATTTACACTTTAGAAATATCTCAAATCTATTTTGTTGTGCTTGTTCTCTACCATACAGAGAACTTTTAAAATCTCTTAATGAAAATACCATTAGATTACTTTCCTACTATCTGACCACACTTTATTTGTAGATGATTTTTTAAATCTTTGTACTGGTAACATAATCGCAGTCATAAAATCCTCTTCTTCTAATTTTCTAAATCTACTTCTAACATTACTATTTAAATATCTTTTCAAAGTTGGTTTCACAAGTTTTACATTCTTCAACGCACTATAATTTGCATTTGGGTCTAAACGACTCAATAATTGTGCTCTCAACGCATATGGTAAATAGTGAAAATTAATTCCTAAAAATCCATCTCTATATCTTTCTATTGGTAATACCAATGGAAATGTATCATAATATGGTAATTTGTTTTTCAATTTAGGGTCGTATATAAACATATTCAACGCACCAAAATTGACTCTACCAGTTATCTTTCCATCTCTTATGAGTTGTGCTTGAGATGGTGTACCAAGTTCTTTTATGCGATTACGATACCATTGATATGGTTCTTTACCACTTTTCCTTAACTTTGATATTTCGTCAAATATACTCATTTATTATATTTATAACTGGGATTGAGGTGGTCTTCGGTCAATATTACAAAATCCATATTTCTATCTCTACAATATTCTCTTGCAGCTTGCCATTTTGCAGTATTCTTTCCCCACTCGTAAACTTCTTTTACAAATGATTTGGTTTTTCTTTTAGGTATTTTAGGTTCAACAGTATATTTTTTAGGTTTGACTTCTATAATCATTTTTCTTAGTTTACCATCTGCTCTTTTAACTTTTACATAGAAATCTGGGAAATATCGGTGGATTTTACCATCTGTGGGTAGACGATAAGGTATTATTAGTTCTTCTGACCCCCACTCTAATACTCTAGGATTTTTATCACAATATACCATAAATTTGCGTTCCCACAAACTTCTGTAATAAATAGTAGTAGGATTACCTTTATACTTTTTTTTGTTAGAGGGAATATAACGACCACTATAACTCATAGGAATATTTATATGGTTCTAAATTACAAAGACATTGCAATGGGAAAACCCTCAACTGAGGATTTAACAAACGATTTTAATGCAGACCCATTTAAACAAAGAGTGAGTCTTGACCAAAACACTAGACAAAGTAAATTCAATCAAGAAATTTTACAATACCCATTAAATGCTGGTAATGATGGTGGTATGACACCAGCTGGACATCACATACAATTTGAGATATTAGAACAAGATGTGGGTTCAATAAAATTTGGTGAGTTACCAAAACAAACTACTGATGAAGTTTTAGATATAAATGCACTTATTAGTAATTCTGCTGTTGCAAGAGATGTTGTTGTAAGTAAAAATGGTTCTGTGTTTA